TTACTTCTTCGCCTCTGCAACCACTTTACTACCCACGCCGCGGTTATTGTATTCCCACATGCGGTTGTAGTTAGTGTCATTCAGATTGCGCTGTATTTCGTCGTTATCATCTACGCTGCCGGTATTACCCGCAAACGGACGATTAGAGATCACCGCATCGGCCCACGGTTTAGCCGTGTTAAAACCTTCGTTGATGGCGCTATCACGGATCACCACCTGACCGTTGGTATTGGCATCAACATCCAGCGAGCGGCCCAGTTGCGCCACACCATCACCGAAAGCATTGAAACGGCTGTTTACGGCGAGGAAACCGTAGTAAATGTTGGACAGCGTAGCCGGTGCAAACACATACGCTTCTTGCTGAGTACGTGAGTTCACCACGCGGAATTCGGTGTTATCGAACACCACTGCGCCGCGACCAGAAACGATATCCACATCCCCTTCAATGTAGCTGTTGGTCACCAGCGTACGCGGCTGACGATTCGTTTCCAGACGGTTCTGCACACCGCTGTTGGTGACAAAGAAGGTGTTCTGACGACCGAGAATGTTAACGTTGTTAATCTGTACCTGGTCACCATCAGTACGCAGTGCCACCGCCGGATGGTTACCTGCATCTACGCTATCGCCCAGCGTGTTTTCGATGGTCAGATTTTGCAGTTGCAGGCCATTGTTTTGTGACCAGAAGACCGCAGAGCAGAGAACACCGATACTGTCGCTACGTTTGCTCTGGCAGCTATCGTACATATACCACGCTGGTTTACCTGGCATATATTTGCCGCGCGGGTTGACGTCGTGACGCCAGTCGGCAGGGCTCATGCCACCATCAAGGGAAAGCCCAATCTTCACATCAATCGGTTTTTCACCTGTACCGTACAGAGTAATTCCACCCGGAGCGGCAGGGACATATACCGTTCCCTGATACTCACCAGGCATCACGGCAATATACTGGCGCTTGTTGGTACGCTTGATAATTGCCGCATCTACCGCCGCCTGAATCGTGGTATGCGTTACACCTTGAGTGCCCGCCGGGCCGACAACAAATTCAGGTTGCGCAGGCAGGGTAATCGGGGAAGGATTCCACGCTGCAGCACCTGGTGTCAGGGATGCAAAATAGTGTTGAGCATCGAAATTCTGCGCTTCTTTTGCCGACAGAATCGGGCGAGAAGAGGTACCAGGCGCGGTTTGATCAGAAGGACGTTGATCGGGCGGGGTTGAGCTACAGGCGGTCAGCGTCACGCCAAAAGCCAATGCCAGCGCCAGACGGGAAACTGAAAATGTGTTCACAGGTTGCTCCGGGCTATGAAATAGAAAAATGAATCCGTTGAAGCCTGCTTTTTTATACTAAGTTGTCATTATAAAAAAGCATTGCTTATCAATTTGTTGCAACGAACAGGTCACTATCAGTCAAAATAAAATCATTATTTGATTTCAATTTTGTCCCACTCCCTGCCTCTGTCATCACGATACTGTGATGCCATGGTGTCCGACTTATGCCCGAGAAGATGTTGAGCAAACTTATCGCTTATCTGCTTCTCATAGAGTCTTGCAGACAAACTGCGCAACTCGTGAAAGGTAGGCGGATCCCCTTCGAAGGAAAGACCTGATGCTTTTCGTGCGCGCATAAAATACCTTGATACTGTGCCGGATGAAAGCGGTTCACGACGAGTAGATGCAATTATGGTTTCTCCGCCAAGAATCTCTTTGCATTTATCAAGTGTTTCCTTCATTGATATTCCGAGAGCATCAACATGCAATGCTGTTGGGATGGCAATTTTTACGCCTGTTTTGCTTTGCTCGACATAAAGATATCCATCTACGATATCAGACCACTTCATTTCGCATAAATCACCAACTCGTTGCCCGGTAACAACAGCCAGTTCCATTGCAAGTCTGAGCCAACATGGTGATGATTCTGCTGCTTGATAAATTTTCAGGTATTCGTCAGCCGTAAGTCTTGATCTCCTTACCTCTGATTTTGCTGCGCGAGTGGCAGCGACAGGGTTTGTTGTTATATGGCCTTCAGCTATTGCCTCTCGGAATGCATCGCTCAGTGTTGATCTGATTAACTTGGCTGATGCCGCCTTGCCCTCGTCTATGTATCCATTGAGCATTGCCGCAATTTCTTTTGTGGTGATGTCTTCAAGTGGAGCATCAGGCAGCCCCCTCCTTATTGCTTTAATTTTGCTCATGTAATTTATGAGTGTCTTCTGCTTGATTCCTCTGCTGGCGAGGATTTTTTCGTAGCGATCAAGCCATGAATGTAACGTAACGGAATTATCACTGTTGATTCTCGCTGTCAGAGGCTTGTGTTTGTGTCCTGAAAATAACTCAATGTTGGCCTGTATAGCTTCAGTGATTGCGATTCGCCTGTCTCGGCCTAATCCAAACTCTTTACCCGTCCTTGGGTCCCTGTAGCAGTAATATCCATTGTTTCTTATATAAAGGTTAGGGGGTAAATCCCGGCGCTCATGACTTCGCCTTCTTCCCATTTCTGATCCTCTTCAAAAGGCTACCTGTTACTGGTCGATTTAAGTCAACCTTTACCGCTGATTCGTGGAACAGATACTCTCTTCCATCCTTAACCGGAGGAGGGAATATCCTGCATTCGCGCACCCATCGACGAACTGTTTCAAGGCTTCTTGGACGTCGCTGGCGTGCGTTCCACTCCTGAAGTGTCAAGTACATCGCAAAGTCTCCGCAATTACACGCAAGAAAAAACCGCCATCAGGCGGCTTGGTGTTATTTCAGTTCTTCAATTCGAATATTGGTTACGTCTGCATGTGCTATCTGCGCCCACAGCATCCAGTGGTCATAGCAGTCGTTGATGTTCTCCGCTTCGATAACCCTGTTGAATGGCTCTCCATTCCATTCTCCTGTGACTCGGAAGTGCATTTATCATCTCCATAAAACAAAACTCGCCGTAGCGAGTTCAGATAAAAGAAATCCCCGCGAGTGCGAGGATTGTTATTCACCTTTGACGGCAAGTTGCAGGTTAGCCATGGTTAACCTCCTGCTCAATATTTTTAAGGTCATTTTCCGCATACAGTATTGCAGTCCTTGCTGCTCGCAACCGTGCTTTGGTGTTCTTTTCTTCGCGCTCAAGGTTGGCTACAGACTCGCGCAACTCATCACGGCGACGATGGAGTTGCTCAATCTCAGTGACGATATGCTCACCATCAGTAGCTACCTGCAGGATGTGCTCGAAGGGGTCAATAACGCAGCCGCACTTTGTGCAACGAACAACGCGATCAGTTTCACAAACCTCGATAGCCCGATGCTTACAGCTATGTTGTATGTAGTTTTTTCTGTCAGTTACAGTGATGTTCAGCAGTTTCTCTTCATTGCGCTTTGGCTGCACCAGAGAGATGACGTTGTCGCTTTCATTTTCCATTACTTCGCCTCCAGCGGAGGTTCTGGTAGCGGCATCCAGTGAGTTGCTTGCTCAATACCATTACCCGGCTTAATCATTGCATCTCCGCGCCGAAAGGTGCTTCCGGTATAGCGTGCGGAGCATATTAGCGGTTCAACCAGAGAGCTATCGAAATTCACCGAAATAAGCACGTTCTGGCCCTTTTCAGGCATTCGCTCACTACAGCTTATCCAACCATCCGGAGTTAACGGAGAGTTGCCACCCTGAACAGTAGGCATATCCGGACCTTTGCGAATCGCCCTGGCAAGATCGATTTGGTCGTCGTACAACCAGTCACCTGTTTGCGGATGATTGGCTTCTGCCAATTGTGCAGCCCATTCAAGGCCGTCTTTGTGACCTTGCAGATAGTCCAGCGGTAACTCATCACTATTACTTACAGGTTCGGCCTGAAGCATGGCGGCGCGATAGGCGTTCCAGCCGACAGCTTTTCCGTGTTCAAACGCGCTGTCAAAGTCATCATCAATTTCCATCGCAGCGGGCACAGATACCGGCGCTGGCGGGGAGGCGTAAAGCGGCGTTACTTCTCGCAGCGGGTCGGCATAAGCATTGCCACTATCGAAGCTGACGTTGTTTTTTGCCCCGCCTCCTGACAGCAACCACGCCACCGGCTCCGCTTCGAGCGATGCCAGTGCGATACGCGCATTATTAATCAGGAGGCTATCAGCAGGAGATAAAACAACATGAGCGTTTCCCTCCGCATCAATTTCAGAATTCGTAATTTTTCTGAACAGCTTTGCCAGTTCTCTGGTAATAGTGCTCATGGGCGAATCTCCGTCCTGCCACCAAGTAAGCGGATTGCCACTCGTTCCCGGAAGGTAAGCGGTCGATGGTGTCCGCGGGCATTAACAATTTCAGGCTTTCCATTAGGCGGATAATTGACTCTGACCGATTGACCATCTAGCGCGTGAGAAGCCTCGAGTAGTGCTGACTTTAAGTGCGCAGGGCACTCTTTCTGCACCCGCTCGCCGTCTGAAATGACACCTGCAATCCCCTGAAGCATGCTGGCTAAATTGCTGAGATAATTTTTCACATTCACTCTCCTTTACCGGTGCCATAGGCAGATAAGCACTCTTCAAATCCAGCCTGATTATCCGTTTGACCAAAACTGAAGCCATGCTGAAGACCATGACGAAATGCGCTATCTTGCAATTTATCTGCGGTTTCGAGCTTCGCCTCCAGTTCTGCTATGCGCTCTTCATAGCGAGCACCAACCGATACGGCTTTATGGAAGGCTTCGCACCACTTTGACGATTGCGCCTGCGTCTTCTCCAGCTCATCCAGCAGCGCCAGCACGGTAGTGGGGTTTGCTGCGGAGTTCAGCGCGTTCAAGGCAGTGATATCTGCATCAAGCTGAGGTCCTTCTGCCAGTGAGATATCGAAAATGTCATCAGGCGGCATAACACTAAGGCGCTCATGTGCGCCAACTGCTGCCGCTGCGATTTCACGCAGCGCCTGTTTGTCGATGTTGCTCATTGGACTGCCTCCTGGCGGTCTATGCGTTCAATTTCGGCCAGAATAAGTGCGCCAGCTTTCACCAGGTCACGGCGTGGATTTGTCGGCTTCCACCATTCTGGTGTCCACGGCCAGTCAAATGGAATGCGGTTAAATGGATGGATGGCATTCAGTACGTAGCATGAGGATGCCCACAGTAACTGCGATTTGCTGTACTGGTCATCATGCTCAGGCGTCCATCCCTCAGCTGATTGATGGCGTTGACGCTCTGCAATTACTGACTGAACGGCATTGGATAGCGATTTCACACCCTGCGCACGCACTTCAGCCAGGAAAGCATCGGTGGCTGGGGTTTCTGGAATGGCGTCTGGAATAACCTCTGAGTAGACGCGTTCCATTGCCGACTCCCATCCGTAGTAACAAGCCGAATAGCCGTCGCGCTGGTAGCCGTGGTCTTCAACTCCACATCCCATGCCCTGGTCATGGTATTCAGGCTGATTGTCGGGATTAATGCAGTATTCAATGACCGACTTCATCCCCGCATTCTCCGCTGCCAGCGCAGTGCACTTGGCCTCAAGGTTATCAATCGTGATTCCAGCAGAACGACACTCCCGCAACGCCGTTTCTAGTTTTGATTCAAGTTCACCGAACTTACGGACAAGATATTCAGCGTTTGTTTCGTTAACCTTTAAATCTCGTGGGATGCATTTACCTTTCAGAAAACCATCCATCTCAATTAGTGACATTTGTTTCATTTTTTCCCACTCCGCCACATCGCATTCAGATGTTTGTTTTGATTTACTGACGGAAAAGAATTTCTCTTAAGCAATTCCTCTCTCGATGGCATTGGCTTTACGCGTTGGCGAATAATCATTTCTGCCGGAAGAATGCCGGGATTGTATGCAAGTCCTCTCATGGTAAATTCCTCAGTCATTACTGATAGCGCCATAGCGTGAGCGGTAATTACGCAGGCGCGGGTCGATATATTCAGGGAAGTGGGTATATGTGGCTTTGCGGAATGGTCGGATTGATGTCTGGTAAATTCGCTCGCGTTCTTCTTTCTCTGCAAGCCATATACAATGGCGAAATTCCTTTTCATCTTTCGTTTCCTGCGGTAGAGACATTATCTGGTCGTAGTTTTTCCTGAATTTATCCAGCACCTCCGATACGGAATTGCCGGAACAGCGGCGCGGGTCATCCGCACCATACTGAGGCGCTGGCATGATTTTCTCCTGATTAAATTGCGTGAATAGCGTGACGAGGGAAGGGGAGAGTTACTGGCTCCTCGTCTGGGTAGATAGGTTTGTTATGTTTGTGCCACTCGACATGACATGACTTGCAGAGCCACATCACATCGGTTGGTTTACTGTAGTCGCAGTGGTGCGCCTGTGGTTTACATTCTGATCCGCAGCACTCACATTGTGGTGGTCGGATTAGCTTACCGTCGCGCAAAAAATTACCCACAATGATGTGGGCTTTTCTTTTCCATGGGTTGCTCTGAATGAACCGATTTTTGGCTGCGTTACACCGTTCTCTTCCGCGTTCCGATGATTGATATTCTCTCCTTGCTGATACTCGATGTGGCAATCCAGCGCGTTCTTTGTCGTATTCAGCCAGGCAAGCCCGGCAAGCGGCAGTTAATCCATCTCTGGATGCTCTTCTGATTTGAAAGTCCCTTTCTTCCTTCTGTTGATGGCATCTTGAGCAGATTTTCATATTCAGCTCCTAGAACGGAATATCCGAATCGTCGAAGTTCATAGGTGGTTCGCTGTGATCCCCCTGCTGCTGAGGTTGCTGTCTTTGTTGCTGACCGCTATTTCGCTGAGGAGAAGACTGTTCATTGCCTCCTTGCTTGCCACCAAGCATTTGCATGGTTCCACCAACGCCCACGATGACTTCGGTAGTGAACCGATCCTGTCCGCTTTGATCCTGCCATTTTCTTGTCCGCAATTTGCCTTCAAGATAAACCTCAGAGCCTTTTCGCAGATATTCGCTGGCAATTTCTGCCAGTTTCCCGCTCATTACCACGCGGTGCCACTCCGTCTGCTCCTTTTGCTCTCCAGTTTGCTTATCACGCCATTGTTCTGACGTAGCAACTGTAAGGTTTGCAAATGCCGTTCCTGATGGTGAATATCTGATTTCTGGATCATGCCCAAGGCGACCAATAATGATCACCTTATTTACGCCTCTGCTTGCCATTTATGCCGCCTGTTTTAGTTCGTTAACTCTGATGTTCATTACCTGAACGCATTTAGCCTGCGCCTCCTCGTTGCCAGCCATTAATTGCCAGTCACGCTGATAACGCTCGATGAGTTTTTTCTTGTCAGTTTCTGTTGACGCATAATCGCTGAAGTCTTTCAGGATTTGTTCGCAGTCAACCGATGGAGATTTCTGGTTGATATTTTCTGGTGATGGTTTGTTATCTGATGCTGGGATTGCCCATCCCGGAAGCGATGGAGGGAGCCAGTAAAATCCTGTTCCATCTTTCAGTTTTGCCCTGTGCCATCCCTGCTTTTTATCGAGAGATGTTTGTGCGAAACCTTCCTCAAGGTTATACAGATACCGACCGATTCCCCACTGAACGGCAGCGCGCTTCATTGCACCGGAACGACCACCTTTGACGGCTTCTACCTGCGTGTTTTCAGCAGCATCCCATTTGGTTACCCATTCGGAATCAATCTTGATTGATATGCCGCATTCAACTCCGCCGTTGTTGGGAATATCGCGGTATTCATTGCGCCATCCTGCTTTGCCGCAAACATCGTCCAGGCGTTTCATGATTGCCCGGTTCGTGACATAAGCCAGCACCATAGCCCACACCTTGCCATCGCGTGTTTTACCGCTTTGCTGTATTCGCCATTCGATATCTTCAGGGCTGAATGGCTCATCGAATTTATTCAAATCCATAATTCACCTCAGAATGGTAATTCGGATGGGGAGGAAAGAAATTCGCGCTCATTCATGCGCTCTCTTTGTGCTTGCCATAAACAAAGTTGTTTCTTTGATTTATCTCCCGCTTTACGCCAGTAACGAGCCTCAGCAATGTGATATTCTCTTTTTAATCGACTTAACTCTGGAGTTTTCGCCAGCTCTACCGGAATCATTTAGACCTCCATTTTCTGTAGGCTTCGACGGCCTCACGAAACATCTTTTCATCGCCAATAAAAGTGGCGATAGTGAATTTAGTCTGAATAGCCATAAGTGTTTTATCCATTTTTTGGAACTCTTGGCTGATTAAGTACGTCGATGAGTCGTTTCCATCCGTCACGTAATTTACGGGTGATTCGTTCAAGTAAAGATTCATTTAGTTGGAAGGCACCCATGCGAGCGCCTCCCGCGATTGCGTAAATCATGGGTGGTTCCTTATGTTGGTTTTATTAGTAGGTTATTTTTGTTGCGAATACTTCGCCTTTTACGATGGCTGTTATGATATTTTTAGCAACATCTTCTGATGCGCCAACCTTGATAAGGTCAGCAAGTATTTTGTTATTTACTTCTTTCCGGTGAGCTTTATCCTTTGCTCTACGCTCTTCTTCTTCCTTGATTCTTTTTTCTTCTGCTATTCTGGCTTGCTCTTTTGCTTCAGCCTCGCGCCGGATTCGTTCAGCCTCCTCCTGTGCTTTTCGGCGTTCTGCTTCAATTGCCGCCTGCTTTTCTCTTTCAGCTCGTTCTGCTGCCTCTTTTGCTTCGCGCTGTGCTCGTTGCTCGGCTTCAATGCGTTCACGCTCTGCACGTTCCGCTGCGGCCTTAGCTTCTGCTTCTCGCCTTGCTGCTGATTCAATTTCGGCTTTTGCCTTTGCTTCGGCTTCTGCTCTGGCTTTCTCTTCAGCTTCTCTTTTTAAGCGTTCTTCATGCTCTCGCTTTTCCTGCTCCGCTTTGAGTCTTGCCTCTTCTCTTTGGCGGTCAAATTCGCGATCCATCAAAATAGCTATTTCATGATCAGACTCAATTTGCTTTGCGAGAGCTTCAGCTGCTGCCTTAGCTTCTTCTTCGGCTTTAATCCGCGCCTGTTCCTCCTCATAATCAGTAAGAGGCTGGCGAGCCTTGGCTTTCAGTTCATCAAGGCGATCGCGCACTGTCTTGCGGTTGGCATCAATTAGCTTTGGAATTTCCTTCAGTTCAGCAACAAGGTCTTTGCCAAGACCATCGAGATATGTTTTCGTCTGCGCAACTTTATACGCCAGAGAAGCGATCTCCTTTCTGCCCTTTGCCGTTGTGATATCAGGCACAAAGGACATAACTTCACGTTCAACCTTTTGAAGGATTTCTTCAATCTGGTCTGCAGACTGAAATACAGTCATTGCATTTGCTTTTTCAATAAAAACTAAGTCTGTTACTTCACTCATATATCCTCCATCAAAAAAATCGCCCTCACATCGGAGGGCAAAGAAGATTTCCAATAATCAGAACAAGTCGGCTCCTGTTTAGTTACGAGCGACATTGCTCCGTGTATTCACTCGTTGGAATGAATACACAGTGCTTATTCGCGAGCTTTGAGCATGGCATCAGCAATAAAGTAGGCATCATCTGCTAATTCTTTGTACTGTGGTGAATTCTGTCCACCGCCAAAGGAATGTCCGTCCCATCTGCGCACTATTGCTGCCATAGCCTTAGCAGCGAAGTAATCACGTAATGTCGCATCACTTGCCATTTCTGGGCGTTTGATATCTGCTTCATAAAACTCGCACATCATTCACCTCCCAGAGCCTTGCTGATTGCTGCCTTGGCTCGTTTGTATTCGGTTAACTCTCTGCACCCTTCGTCATGCTCGTAAAGGAAGACAAGCTCTTGCAGTGCTTCAAGCAAATCAGGAGCTGCTGCTATCAGTAGCGCATCCTCCCTTTCATTTCTTGTTGCTGCTTCAATGTATGTGTCACCAATCGTCACACCATGGAACGTAGTCATCATCTCGTTGACGTTTCTAACCGTGTACTTCCATTTACCAGGCGTACCCTTAAACTCTTTCATATCCACCTCTGTTGTTTATGCCAAAAATAAAGGCCGACTATGCGGCCTAGTAGAATACCCAATTTTCTGTTTCTTGGTTGTGTCCAAAGTTATATTCAATATCTGGTGTTGATGTATCAATATTCTTCATCCCATCAACAAGAGTTGATACAACAGCCAAATCTTGTTTGATTCTCATCAAATGGTATTTCTTCCGGCGCAATAAACTTTCAATGGCAAGTTTCTTCGTCGGGAACGCAAAAGATCTTTCTGCATTTTTTGCTACTTTCTTAATTGCATATCTATTTCTCCTTTGTTTCCATTCCTGTAACCACTGATTTGGTGCTGGTTTAAAATTAACAATCCAATGCGCAGGAACCAACCATGCATAATGCTCTGTCTGATGAAAAGCTATATATTGAAGTGCGAATATTTTGATTCCATCTTCTTCAACTGTCGCTTGGAATCTCCAGAAAACAGGCATTCCATCATGTTCAGTTTCTGATTCAGGAAAAGGTACGCTCCATGATTTTGTCATATCTCACCTCAAATAATTCAGTGCAGTGTTTATTCTGTTGTTTATGCCAAAAGAAGGCCGACTATGCGGCCTGAAATTACTTAACCAATGATGCTGCATATTCGATAAGGTAAAGATTTGGGGTCAGCCAAATTTTTAACCAAGTCATATTGGTTACTACACCAATAATAAAAATCCCCCACAGAGTCAAAACTACAACCAATGGCATGATAAGAAGATTAATATCACCTTTGCTATCCCAAACCATTGTCGGCCTGTATTTGGGATTTCCTTTCTCCCATGAATATCCTTCATCACCGATTTTACCTGTCTCAACTCTTTGGCACTGCTTCTTCATAAACCAGAAAACCAGTGGGATTGTTAGAATGGCCATTAATGTTTTAATCAGACTGTCAACCATATTCCATAGCAGCAACTGATGAACAACATCAGGAATCTGTGCCTGGCTAAATGAAACAGCCGCGTCTATTCCATTACTGGCTTTTTGCAGTAGTTCTACGAGAATCTTGTTTGCTTGTTCTTCCATATCTCACCTCAAATAAGTGGTTTGCTGCGAAAGTAAATACGCTTAAGTTACCTGTTATTTATCCCACCAAGTTCCGTATCTATCTATCCAGTTACACCAATCATCGACACTCCATTTTGTTGTGTCGCATTTTGGCAACTGGCATGAATATCTACCTTCTTTGTAAAGTCGGCGTTTGACTTTCTTGAGCATGGCTCACCTCAATCGTAATAAGCTGGAATTGATTTTCCGCGTTGCTTCTGGCGGCCTGAGCAGGTCAACCCCATTTCACTGCGTGGCTTGCTGTACCATGTGCGCTGATTCTTGCGCTCAATACGCTGCAGGTTGCTTTCAATCTGTTCGTGGTATTCAGCCAGCACCGTAAGGTCTATCGGATTCAGTGCGCTTTCTACTCGTGATTTCGGTTTGCGATTCAGCGAGAGAATAGGGCGGTTAACTGGTTTTGCGCTTACCCCAACCAACAGGGGATTTGCTGCTTTCCATTGAACCTGTTTCTCTGCGCGACGTTCGCGGCGGCGTGTTTGTGCATCCATCTGGATTCTCCTGTCAGTTAGCTTTGGTGGTGTGGTGGCTGGTAGTCTAGCTCCAGCTTGTTGAGTCTCATTCGGAGGGGTATAACCGGCACCCCAGCGATTTTTCCATGCGACAACGTGCGCGTTATGGCGGCCTTATCGCCCGCGGCTCCCCATCTCGTCCACGCTATTGCTAGCGTTGGGAGCGCTTCACCGCTCAACAGTAGGTAAGCACTTGCCAGTGACTAGCTGGCTTCACCACACCCCAAAGCCTTCTGCTTTGAATGCTGCCCTTCTTCAGGGCTAAATTTTTAAGAGCCTCACCTTCATGGTGGTCAGTGCGTCCTGTTGATGGCTAGATAATCACAAATTGTGTTCGTGCTGTCAACACGAAATGTGATTGTTTTTATCACAACACGTGTTTTCATTGATTTTTAAGGTAATTTAATTTTCTTTGGGCAACAAAAAACCCGCCGAAGCGGGTTTGATGTTTTTAAGTGGCGGGTATATCAGGAGAATTTCATCATCATCTGCACTGCTACGCCGATTATCTTGCAGTTGCCGTCGATTGGGATCAACGGATAGGCAGGGTTAAGCCCTTTCAGGTATTTGTTACCGCCATCAATGATTAGCTTCTTGAACGTGGCTTCATTAGCATCTGTCAGCTTCGCAACTACCAGGCTTCCATTAACGGCTTCCTTTCCAGTGTCGAACAGAACCAGCATACCCTCAGGAACGCTAAGGCCGGTAGGAGCTGTCATTGAGTCGCCCTGAACCCTGAGCCAGAAGGCGTCACCGACAACGTGACAATCTGATTCATACCACTCATCCACTGCCTGAGGGTTGTACGGCTCTACGGCCTCACTCCATGCACCTGCGCTAACCCAGCTAATCAACGGAAACTTTTCCCCTGGCTTGTATTGTCCCTGATAGTTGTCGCCAAAAAGCAGTTCTGCCGGAGCGACGCCCAAAGCTTTAGCTATTACCTCTGCGTCATCAACACTAACGCTTCTGGTTCCTGATTCATAGTTGCCGATCCGAGATTGTGAAGCCCAGCCGCAAAGCTCCGCCAGAGCCTTCTGTGAAAGCCCTTTATCTTCCCGTAATCGCTTGATACGCGCGGCGATAGTTTCTGTTCTGTTCATGCGCATTTTATATCACATTCCGTGGTTTAAGGCTTTACACGATTTGTGTTGACTATCAATCACAATATGTGTTTAATAAAGACTGAGTGAACTAGCTCTTAAGGAAACCTATGAACAACATTGCCAACGAACGGAAAAAGCTTGGCATCACTCAATCTGCGTTAGCAGGCGCGTGTGGCTGGAACCAGTCCCGCTTAGCTAACTACGAGTCAGGTATCCGGACTCCAGATTTAGAGTCGTGCCGTCGCCTGGTAAAGGCGCTGAATAAATTGGGGAGCAAGACAACGCTAGATGGCTTGTTCCCGCCGGAACACAAAGCCGCTTAAGACATTCCCGCTCTTACACATCCCAGCCCTGAAAAAGGGCATCAAATTAAACCACACCTATGGTGTATGCATTTATTTGCATACATTCAATCAATTGTTATCTAAGGAAATACTTACATATGCAACTTACAAGTACTCGCAAGAAAGCGAATGCAATTACAAGCAACATCCTGAATCGAATTGCTGTACGTGGTCAGCGAAAGGTTGCCGACGCGTTAGGGATTAATGAATCGCAAATTTCGCGATGGAAAGACAGCTTCATCCCAAAAATGGGAATGCTTCTGGCTGTTCTTGAATGGGGTGTTGAAGACGAGGAGTTGGCGGAACTGGCTAAGAAAGTAGCCAGAATGCTGACAAAAGAAAAAGCCCCGAAGAACGGCGAATTCTTCGAGGCCTGATGTAGAAAGACTGGATCAATCCACAGGAGTAATTATGACATACGAAAATGACAAATTCCAGGTTCTGAAGAGCATGAAGGTGCCAGATGATTTTAAATCAAATGGCTTTGTTTATGTGCTTTCTAATGAGTGCATGCCAGGAATTTATAAGATTGGGATGACTAAGCATTCACCAGAAGTTAGGGCTAAAGAAATTTCAGCCTCTACTGGCGTTCCTAAGCCATTTAAGGTGATAGCAGCCTTTCATTCAAATAATCCCGCATCAGATGAAAAACTCATTCATAAAGCCTTTGCAAAAGAGAGGCTTAGTGATAATCGAGAGTTTTTCAAGCTTGAAGATAATGAGCTTTCTGAATCTCTAAATGAAATAAGGGCGCTGGTTGGCCCTGAAAGAAATGGCGAGACGGCAGAATACGCAATTTACGACTCATTCATTTCTTTTCGCCATGAAAATGAGCTTGATCTTAATGAGGAGCTTATAGAGCAAGGTCTGGGTAGTGTAGTTGGTCATCTTCCTGCGGTGAAAAATTTCCTTATTCGCGCCGGAATTGATTACGCGAAGCAACTGATAAGCAAATATAACTCATCGATAGTTATTAATACAGATGGCAGTGTGGTGATGGTTAAGTCTCTTGAAGCCCAATGCTTTGATGCGGAGGTTGGAAATGAGCCTGGCTGAAGTATTTTACCTGTCGAAGAGTGAACCTGTTGAACAGGAGCGAAGAGTGGCTGATATCGATGATGGTTACACCAGATTCGCTAACGAGCTGCTGGAAGCTATCGCAAGTGCTGATTTAACCGCTCGCCAGTTGAAAGTTATGCTGGCCTACGTCCGGAAAACATATGGATTCAATAAGAAAACAGATCGAATAGCCGATGAGCAAATTGCTCAGTTAACAGGACTGTCAAGGCAGAATGTTAACAAGGCTAAAAAAGAACTGATTTCAATGAATTGCCTGTTTATGGATGGAAATCAAATCGGTGTAAACAGTGAGGTATCTGCGTGGCAATTCAGCAAGTGTCTCCAAGTTAGCAACTTTGTCTCGAAGTTAGAGACAAAAAATGTCTCCAAATTAGAGACACTCAATGTCTCGAAGTTAGAGACACACAAAAGACATTCTTTAAAGACAAAAGAAAATATTAATAAACCCCCTATATCCCCCAAAAAAGTTTCTCAGAAGTTCGACCCGCTAGAAACAGAGTTGCCTGATTGGTTATCAGCAGAAACATGGTTGTCGTGGGTTACCTATCGCAAGGAGATAGGTAAGTCGATCAAGTCTAAGCAAAGTGTCACTCAGGCTATCAACGTTCTAAGCAGAAGTCTGGAGAAGGGATATACACCTGAAGAAATTATAAACCAGAGCATCGCCAGTGGTTGGCAGGGGATTTTTGAACCCAAGACTCCAAAGGGGAAATCTCAACCGAGGCCGCAGCAGCGAGCTATGCAGGAAAACTTTGCCGCCAAAGATTACGGGCAAACTGAAATGCCTTCATGGGCGCAGGAGTGAATATGAATACGACAAATGGTTACAATCTGGCACTGCAAAGGCAACTTGTAGACTCAAAAATCAATGACATTTCTGATCTGAAACAGAAACTTGAGTTTAGCAAAATTGGATCAGCATCAGATGGAATGTCAGTTACCAGCACAGTGGAAGAGTGCGAGAAACACGGTAAATATACTTCCTATGAGAAATATCTGACCATCTCAGGAAAAAGAATTACTTCAAGTAAATCTGAGTGCCCACAGTGCCTTGAGGAGAAAATTCGTAAGAAAGAGATTGAACGTGAGCAGGCAGAACAAAGAGCAAGACAATCAAAAATTGAATATTTGTTGAATTCTCTCAATATTCCAGAGAGGTTCAAAAATTGCACTCTTCAGAATTATGAGCCTGTTAACGATGATGCAAAGCGAGTTCTTAAGGTATGCCAGGCATATGCCAGTAAGTGGCCTGAACGCCTTCAGAAAGGTGGCGGACTGGTCATGTGTGGTAAGCCTGGAACTGGAAAGAACCACCTTGCACTGGCTATCGCTAGGCACGCCATTATCGAGCATCAAAGCTCTGTGATATTTACCACTGCGTTGAAAATTGCCAGAGAGTACAAATCAACATGGTCTAAGGCCGCAACCAGAACTGAAGAAGAAGTCATTAGGCAATTTACGCATCCTGACTTGTTAATAATCGATGAGGTTGGCGTGCAGTTCGGCAGTGATGCTGAAAAGCTAATCATGTTCGAAATTATCAACACCAGATATGAATACATGAAGCCAACAATCCTGATTAGTAATCAGAGCAAAGATGAACTTTCGGCATTCATTGGTGAGCGTGTTATTGACAGGATGAATGATGGCGGCGGATGCACCCTTGCGTTTACATGGGATAGTTACAGGAGCAGATCGTGACTGGAAAAGAAATCATCCTGGAATATCTGAAAACTCATGAACAATTCTCCCCACATGAATTAGCTCTGATCACCGGAATACCAAATAACAGAATCGCTCAAGCAGCAAGGCATATGGTGAAACAAGGGCATTTGAGTGTTGTTGAGCGTAAGTGGAAGACGGTTATTTATGCGAAACGCAAAGTGAAGAAGGAGCCAATTAAAAGAAATCCAGATGGTACGGGGTGGGGATGTGCAAATCCAATGACGGCGTTTATTAATAGGGCGCTTATGGAGGTAAGGCAATGAATAAAAAACAATTAGCCATTCTCGAAAAGGCATGGGATGCACAAATATCATGCGCTTTGAAAGAACAGGCACTACCAATAATCCAGACCAAATCGAAAATAGCCAGGCAGTTATGCGATGACGGATTCCTGAACGAAGTTGAGATTACGCGCCAGATGGTAACGTTCAAAGGGTATGAGATAAATCATCATGGTATAGCGGCGTATTGCTCCCACCTTCCTGATGACGTTGACATTGATGAAATGGAAAGGGAGATGAAGCAATGACCATCTACATCACTGAGCTAATAACAGGCCTGCTGGTAATCGCAGGCCTTTTTATTTGGGGGAGAGGGAATTGGAGGCTTTAAGAAATGAGTACGATAGCTGAGCTTGTCAGGGCTAATTTTCGTGAAGAGTTGGTGCGTTGGTATCGGTATCGTTCATCGTCCAGTTTGCCGATTGATGAGTTGTATGAGCATTCACCTGCTGCACGACGCTATCCGCGTGACCGTGTTCTTCGACGGTTGTCCAAACTCAACAATGAGTTTCAGCGCAACAGAATTATTCGGAGTCTGGATTTAAAGTAAAGGAGTGAGCATGACAAATCAGCAGCAAATAGAGTTCATCCTTGAGCAGATTCGAAAAATGCGAGAAAAGAACCAGCCAGACATGATGGAAATATGGAGACGCCAGCAGGAAGAATACCGCAAGCATATTTTTGGTGAGAGAAAACAGGATGACTGGAGCCTATATGGCTATGGCACCAGGACAAATAAAAACGGATATAGCCTTTACACATATTGAGGAATTCCATGAAACAGACAATTTTCCTCAGGAGTAAGCAACAACAGCAAGCCGCAATCACCGCCATCCTCGCAACACCACTCGATAAAGACAAGCCAGTTACCATCCGCATTACTGACTACAAGCGCAACCTTGACCAGAACGCAAAATTTCACGCGATGCTGGCGGATATCGCAAGTCAGGTTCAATGGTGCGGCAAATGGTTAAAACCAGAACAATGGAAGGTTTTGTTGATAAGCGGTCATGCAGTGGCAACAAAGCAGGAAGCTGATGTTTTGCCCGGGCTTGAAGGCGAATACGTCAACATTCGCGAAAGTAGCGCGCAGATGAGCGTGAAGCGCATGGCAAGCCTGATTGAGTACACGACAGCATGGGCTATTGGTCAGGGTGTCAGATTTACCGACAGGAGGTACGAATGAGACGACAGCGACGAAGCATCACCGACATCATCTGCGAAAACTGCAAATACCTTCCAACGAAACGCTCCAGAAATAAACGCAAGCCAATCCCAAAAGAATCTGACGTAAAAACCTTCAACTACACGGCTCACCTGTGGGATATCCGGTGGCTTAGAGAACGTGCGAGGAAAACAAGGTGATTGACCAAAATCGAAGTTACGAACAAGGAAGTGTCGAGCGAGCTTTAACGTGCGCTAACTGCGGTCAGAAGCTGCATGTGCTGGAAGTTCACGTGTGTGAGCGTTGTATATATGAATGCTTAAATATGGTGGAACATAATGAGAAATATAAGCAACATAGACGAATTAAGAAATAAATTATCATATGATGATGTTTTAGGTGTACTTAGATGGAAAGTGTCTCCTTCTAATAATGTTAAGGTTGGCAGTGTTGCTGGTTACATTAGGAGTGATGGTTATAGGATGTTAACTATCGATGGTGTAATTACTTATGCTCACCACGTTATATGGATGATAAATAATGGTGAGATTCCATTAGGGTATAAAATTGATCATATAAATGGAGTAAGGTCAGATAATAGGCTATCTAATCTTCGATTGGTTACACACCAACAGAATGCACAGAACCAAAAGAGAAAAATAACAAATTCGTCAGGAGTGACTGGAGTATATTTCAATAAAGAGAGATGTAAGTGGATTGCGAATATATGCGTAGATGGGCGCACCAAATATCTTGGAATATTTGCTAGCATCATTGACGCTATTACAGAAAGGAAGAGGGCAGAAAAAGAACTGGGTTTTCATGAAAACCATGGTAGACCATAACTGCGCAGAACTGATGAGCGATCCGAATAGCTCAATGTACGAGGAAGAAGACGATGAGTGATGTTAAAGAAAAAGATATCCCCGGCTTTGAGGGTATATATAAAGTAACTGAAAATGGAGACATCATTTCATGCCGTAAATCAAAAAAATTATCTCATGGCATTAAACCAGGAGGATATGCATTTGTCGGTCTGTATCCAGGTGGCGGGAAAAGACCATCATATAAAATGGTTCACAGAATTGTTGCAGAAGTATTTATTGATAACCCAGATGGCAAACCGGAAGTTAATCACAAGGATGGAAATAAACTTAATAATAAAGTTGAAAATCTTGAGTGGGTAACGCGAACAGAAAATGCGAAACATGGATTTGATTCCGGATTGCTTGTTCATGGGTTTAATCATCACTTCTGCAAACTAACGCCAGAACAAGTGAAATCAATATATAAATCAAAAGGCAAATACAGAGATATAGCCAAAGAATTTGGTGTTTGTGCGCAGACAGTGTGCAACATAAAAAACAAATCAGCGTACCGACGTTTTTTGGAGGGGATTGATGTTTAGAAGCAAAAAATGGCTTCAGGCAGTCAGGGATATTGAATTTTGCGTTCTTTGCGGAAGATACGGAGTTCAGGCCGCTCATAGAAATGAAGGGAAGGGGGTTGGGATTAAAGTAGATGATTGCCTTACTGCTGCGCTATGTGTTGATTGTCATTCAAGAATTGATAATGGGAGAGATATGAGCAGGGAAGAGCGAAGGGCTGAAATGGATCGGGCCATTGTGCTTACCCTTAAAAAATTGGTTAACAATGGGAGGGTGTTTGTCCAATGAACGAATATCAGTTTGTGCTTCCATACCCGCCGTCGGTGAACACCTACTGGCGAAGACGGGGAAGCCAATACTACATCAGCGATAAAGGCCAGAAATACCGAAAAGACGTTCAGCAAATCATCCGCCAACTCAAGTTAGACATTTTCACCAAATCACGACTCCGCATCAAAGTAATCGCAGACGTTCCAGACTCCCGCCGCCGCGACCTCGATAACATCCTGAAAGGTTTACTCGATTCCCTTATCCACGCAGGATTTGCGGAAGACGACGAGCAATTCGATGACATTCGCGTAATTCGTGGTGTGAAAGTACCAGGCGGACGGCTTGGAATAAAAATCACCGAACTGGAGAACGTATGAACGCCACAATTCAAACGATACCAGAGCTTCTTATCCAGACACGAGGCAATCAGACCGAAGTGGCAAGGATGCTTTCCTGCGCAAGAGGAACAGTGCTCAAGTACAACCGAGACAGTAAAGGCGAGCGTCACGTAATAGTTAACGGCGTCCTGAGGGTCAAACAGGGAAAAAGGGGAAGGCCATGAGACTCGAAAGCGTAGCTAAATTTCATTCGCCAAAAAGCCCGATGATGAGCGACTCACCACGGGCCACGGCTTCTGACTCTCTTTCCGGTACTGATGTGATGGCTGCTATGGGGATGGCGCAATCACAAGCCGGATTCGGTATGGCTGCATTCTGCGGTAAGCACGAACTCAGCCAGAACGACAAACAAAAGGCTATCAACTATCTGATGCAATTTGCACACAAGGTATCGGGGAAATACCGTGGTGTGGCAAAGCTCGAAGGAAATACTAAGGCAAAGGTACTGCAAGTGCTCGCAACATTCGCTTATGCGGATTATTGCCGTAGTGCCGCGACGCCGGGGGCAAGATGCAGAGATTGCCACGGTACAGGCCGTGCGGTTGATATATCAAAAACAGAGCTGTGGGGGAGAGTTGTTGAGAAAGAATGCGGAAGATGCAAAGGTGTCGGCTATTCAAGAATGCCAGCAAGCGCCGCATATCGCGCTGTGACGATGCTAATACCCAACCTTACCCAACCAACCTGGTCACGCACTGTTAAGCCGCTGTATGACGCTCTGGTGGTGCAATGCCACAAGGAAGAGTCAATCGCAGACAACATTTTGAATGCGGTCACACGTTAGCAGCATGATTGCCACGGATGGCAACATATTAACGGCATGATATTGACTTATTGAATAAAATTGGGTAAATTTGACTCAACGATGGGTTAATGCCTTCGTTTCAAGCCCCGCGGATAACACCGTGGGGCTTTTGCGTTTCTGGAGGTAACGGCGAGGCGCTACCCTCGCCTTAACATTAAGGGAGGGTTTTCATTACGCTATCAATCTCCCTTCCTTCAAATCTTGAAGTCCAGCCGCAGGAGCCGCAATGGTAAGGAAAGTCATCGAACCCGCTACCGACCTGTTTAAGACAGTTGGGGCAATAAACCGCGCTGATATACCCACCCGCGGGATTTTTTCTAAAGGCCGCACCCATGTGCTCGACAAACTCATCCTTTGCCCGATAAGCCGCTATTTCCTTCTCAAGTTCTACGTTCTTGGCTTTCGCCTCGGCAAGTTCTGCTATGGTGGCAGCATGGGCTTTTTGAAGTACGTCGATCTGCTCTCCAATGAAAGCGATGCGCTCGCGCAGGACCTCGTTACTTTGCACAGCAGAAAGCGCGCCGATCCCGTTTTTAAGGGACGCGATAAGTAATCCTACATCCATGGTCATTCCCTAATTGTCTGTGGAATGACCAATTTAGCAATTTCCTTTGTCTGTGGAAAGCAGGGAAACCACGCGCCGGGCGTGGATAAATATCCCGGTATTGAATCGACTGTTGGCTGCCGCTTGGCGGCCTTTTTCATTTCAGGCTCACGGGAATCATCCGCTACGTGCTTTGTTGATAAATCCAGCCCGTGAAGCCTGACCCTTTTCAAACACACACACACAGCGCCATCCGAAAAATCGGAGGTGAGGCCTATGAAAATGCCATACAAACAAGATTTCATCGCTGCGCTACTTGCCGCCAAGGAGCAGGGTATTGGTGCAATGCTGGCTTTTATCATGGCGTATCTGCGTGGTCGCTATAACGGCGGCGCGGTAACAAAAACGCTAATTGATGCGCTGATGTGCGCGATGATTGCCTGGTTCGTTCGTGACCTTCTGGACTTTATCGGCCTGAGCAGCAACCTCGCCTACATAGCCAGCGTCTTTATTGGATACATCGGCACCGATTCGATCGGCAATCTTATTAAAAAACTTGCAGCAAAAAAGGCGGGAGTTGACGATGCAAACCAGTCCTGACGGAATTGCTCTGATAAAAAAATTTGAAGGTTGTCGGCTGACTGCTTACCCCGACCCCGGAACGGGAGATGCGCCGTGGACCATCGGCTATGGCTGGACCCATCCGGTTGACGGAAAGCCAGTAAAGCGCGGTATGACTATCGACCAGCAAACCGCTGACAGGCTTCTGAAAACAGGGCTTGTTGGTTATGAGAATGACGTGCTGAAAGTTGTCAGGGTGAAGCTGACACAAGGCCAGTTCGACGCACTGGTGTCGTTCGCTTACAACGTTGGGTCGCGTGCTCTTTCCACATCTACACTGCTGAAAAAGCTGAATGCTGGCGATATAAAAGGCGCGGCAGATGAATTTCTGCGCTGGAATAAATCAGGCGGAAAGGTGATGCCGGGGCTCACGAATCGCCGCAAGGCAGAGCGAGCTCTGTTCCTGTCATGATTAGCGCACTGGTTAAGCGTTACTGGCTGCAGTTGCTGGTGCTGGCGTTAATCGGCGCACTGGCTTTCTTCGTGAACCACTACCGCGACAACGCCATCACTTACAGAGACCAGCGCGATAAGGCCACTGAGAAACTCCTCCTGGCGACCGCCACCATTAAAGACATGCAGACCCGCCAGCGTGATGTCGCTGCACTGGATGCCAAATACACCGGAGAACTGGCTGATGCGAAAGAAACCATTGAGCGTCTGCATAGCGATGTCATTGCTGGCCGTAAGCGGCTGCAAGTCGCCGCCACCTGTGCAAAGTCAACGACCGGAGCCAGCAGCATGGGCGATGGAGAAAGCCCAAGACTTACAGCAGATGCTGAACTCAATTATTACCGTCTACGAAGTGGAATCGACAAGATAACCGCGCAGGTTAACTACCTGCAGGAATACATCAGGACGCAATGCCTGAAATAATTTTTTTGCAAATCACAAAGTCAATTTAATGAGCCTCGCGATGCGGGGCTTTTTTTACATCTGAATTTCACAGCGCATCTCACGCGCATATTACATCACCCGAGCCTTTCAGAAAGTTGAGCCTGAGAACTGCCGTATATGGTGGCGACCATCTCGGGGCGGCTTTTCTGTGAGACAGGCTCACTTTCTAAAAGGTAAAGACGCTATGAATAATCCGTCAGTTATTCCGGCCTTCGACTTCCGCGAAATGGTCACGACCCTCGACAACAAGATAATCACCACATCACTCAAGGTGGCGGATTACTTTGGCAAGCGACACAAAGACGTTTTGCGTGCCATACGTAACCTGAAATGCTCCGATGACTTCACCCAGCGCAATTTTGCGCCCATTGATTTCATTGATAAAAATGGCGATGTTCAGCCTATGTATAACATCACCCGCGACGGATGCATGATGCTAGTGATGGGATTCACTGGCAAAACAGCTGCCGCAGTGAAGGAGTGTTACATCAATGCCTTCAACTGGATGGCCGAGCAGCTAAACCGGCGCATGGCGATGGGTGAAGAATTGCAGCATCGCTACGCCATCAAAGAAACGCGCTCAAAGCTGAAAGGCACGATCGGAAGCCGTTTGATGAACGAGCGGAAGAAAGAGAAGCGCGTCCTGGAGCTCGAACATGAGCACATCATGCAGGTAACGCAGCCGGAATTACTTATTGGCTGATCGCGGCATTACAGAAGCCCTTCATTGAGGGGCTTCGATAATGGAGCACTGGAATTATTCATGAACAGACCACACCCACCAGCGCATTTTACGATGCCACCTGACCCGAAGCCGTACATCAGCATTATGCCCGCTAATGACGTTGGCGAGTGGCTGAATCAGCACATCCTGAGCGATGAGGGTGACCTCTACAACCCTGACCACCAGCATTTGCTTGAAGCGGATCTGTGCTTTCTCTGGGCGTCGAACGCTTTCGAGAAGAAAGGGCGTTCCGTGCTGGGGCAGGCGGAAGAAGTGGCAATGCGTGCCGGAGGCTGGCAGAAAGCGCGGATGGAGCAGCAGATGTATGAATGGTTCGGCAGGGTGCCGCATTTCATCATCACGCTCGCCGCCGATTACTGTTCGCAATGTTCCGATCTGGAGTTCTGCGCGCTGATAGAGCACGAGCTTTATCACATCTGCCAGGCGACAGATGAGTTTGGCGCGCCGAAGTTCACGCAAGAGGGGCTGCCAAAGCTGAAGCTGCGCGGCCATGACGTGGAAGAGTTTGTGGGCGTGGTTCGCCGTTACGGTGCGAGCCGGGACGTGCAGGAAATGATTGATGCGGCGAATCAGCCAGCGGAGGTTGCTCATCTCGATATTGCCAGAGCGTGCGGGACGTGCATGCTGCGACTGGCTTAAATACTGGACTGTATAAGACGAATGGTGATTTATGGCTGCATTAAAACCTGATGTGAAAGCCTTCATCATTCAGTCGCTTGCGTGCTATGACACGCCATCGCAGGTGGTCGAGGCTGTCCAAAAAGAATTCGGGATCAGGATCACCCGCCAGCAGGCTGAATCTCACGACCCCACGAAGGCCAGCGGTAAGACGCTCGCCAAAAAGTGGATCGAGATGTTCCACGCGACGCGCGAACGGTTCCTGACCGAAACCAGCGACATTCCGATAGCGAACAAATCCTATCGCCTCCGCGTGCTTGACCGCATGGCAACCAAAACCGAGGGGATGAAAAACTTCTCCCTGACGGCGCAGCTTATCGAACAGGCCGCGAAAGAGGTTGGCGACGCTTACACCAATAAGCTGAAGGTTGAGAGCACTGGCAAGGATGGCGGCCCGATCAAGACCGAGACGACCAACCTCACCGCAGATCAGGCCGCAGAGATTTACCGCAAGATGATGGGGTGATCATGCCTCTCCCGTTTGAATTCGATTTCAGAAACCCTGATTACCAGATGGTTTTTGAATGGCGGATGGAGCGCTTACAGCGCATTCGCCAGAACCCTGAAATGCTGCCAGCGCTAAAGCAGTTTTATCGCACCAACCCGGCACAGTTCATCATCGACTGGGGTATGACTACTGACCCGCGTAACATCGATTATGGCCTGCCGGTCACCATCCCTTTTCTGCTGTTCCCGAAACAGGAAGAGTGGATTCACTGGATCATGGAGCGGCGCGAACGACTGGAGAACGGCATCACCGAAAAGAGCCGCGAAATGGGGCTCAGTTGGACCGCGATCGGGCTGGCCTGCTCGCTTTGTCTCTTCAACAAAGAAATGGTTATCGGTTTCGGCTCCCGTAAAGAGGAATACGTCGACAGCACCGGTGACCCGAAGGCGCTGTTCTGGAAGGCGCGAAAGTTCGTGGAAACACTGCCCATCGAGTTTCGTGGTTCGTGGGACGAGAAGAAGCATGCGCCGTATATGCGCGTTGAGTTTCCCGATACTGGCGCGGTCATCAAAGGCGAGGCTGGCGACAATATCGGTCGTGGTGACCGTACCACGCTCTACCTGGTGGATGAAGCTGCATTCCTCCAGCGTCCTCTGTTGATTGATGCGGCGCTGTCGCAAACCACCCGTTGCCGTATTGACCTGAGCTCGGTTAATGGCATGGCGAACCCGTTCGCGCAGAAGCGTCACGGCGGGAAGATACCGGTATTCACATTCCACTGGCGGGATGATCCTCGCAAGGATGAAGAGTGGTATCGCAGGGAGTGCGAGAAAATCGACAATCCGGTGGTGGTGGCGCAGGAACTTGACCTGAACTACAGCGCATCTGCGGAAGGCGTCCTGATCCCGTCCGACTGGGTACAGGCTGCCGTCGACGCGCATATCAAACTTGGTATTCAGCCAACGGGCAAGCGACTGGGCGCGATGGACGTCGCCGACGAAGGCCGGGACAAAAATGCCTTTTCGACCCGTCACGGCTTCCTTCTGGAGAACGTGCGTGAATGGTCCGGCGTGGGCAGCGACATTTACCAGTCCGTTGAGAAGGTCTTCGGCTTTTGCGAACAGGACAACCTCGAAGAATTTCGCTTCGACGAGGACGGCCTGGGCGCTGGCGTTCGCGGCGATGCACGCGCCATCAACGAACTGCGTAACGCTGCGCGCCGACCGTCAATACTCGCCACACCGTTTCGTGGTAGCGGCGCGGTATTTGATCCGGACGATGAAGCGGTGCGCGGGGACAACGGACAGGCCGCACGCCTGAACAAGGACTTCTTCGCCAACGCCAAGGCCCAGAGCTGGTGGTGGCTACGCAAGCTTTTCCAGAACACCTATCGCGCCGTGGTTGAGGGCATGGCCTACAACCCGGACGAAATCATCTCAATCAGCAGCGCCATGGCGAGCAAAGACAAACTCATCATCGAGCTGTCGCAGCCGACCTACTCCATTAATGGCGTGGGGAAAATCGTTGTTGATAAACAGCCTGATGGCACCAAGTCGCCGAACCTCGCCGACTCGGTGATGATCAGCTACGCGCCAATGAATTCAGCCCTGAACATCTGGGAGCTGCTAGGGAGACAGGCCTGATGGCACGAAACAAGCAATCCTCTCAGCGAACGGCACAGCCCACCGCTGACGGCTACGAGAACTTCGTCGCCCGCGTTGGGATGCAGACGCCTAACCAGCATTCAGCATCGACCTACCGGGCGAACTCCACCAGCCGCAACCGCATGCTGGTGGAATGGTCATATCGCGGTTCGTGGGTTATCGGTGAAGCGGTCGACGCTATCCCGGACGATATGACCCGAAAGGGCATTCGCATCACTTCGGAGATTGACGCCAAAGACCGTGGCACCCTCGAAGCGCAACTGGATGAGTTGCAGATCTGGGATGCGCTGAACGACGTGCTGAAATGGTCGCGCCTCTACGGCGGCGCGGTCGGCTTCATCATGATCGAGGGGCAAGCACCAATGACCCCGCTGCGACTCGAAACCATTGGCGAGGGCAAGTTTAAGGGCATTCTCCCGCTCGACCGCTGGATGATTAACCCGGTGCTGACACGCCGCATTAAAGAGATGGGGCCGGACCTCGGCAAGCCTGAGTTTTACGACGTGGTGACCACCGCAACGGGCATTCCGGCCTGGCGCATCCATCACAGCCGCCTGATCCGCTTTGATGGCGTCACGCTGCCATTCCAGCAGAAGATGACCGAAAACGAATGGGGAATGTCGGTTGTAGAGCGTATCTGGGATCGGCTTACTGCGTTCGATAGCGCTACTGTCGGCGCGGCGCAGCTGGTCTATAAAGCGCATCTGCGTACCTATAGCGTGGAGAAGTTGCGCGAGCTTATCGCGCTTGGAGGCCCGGCGTTCGAAGCGTTGCTGAAGAACATCGACCTGATCCGCCAGTTCCAGAGCAATGAAGGTATGACGCTCATGGACTCGCGGGATAAGTTCGAAACCCACCAGTACAGCTTTAGTGGTCTGGATGACATTCTTTCGCAGTTTGCTGAGCAGATCAGCGGTGCCGTTGGTATCCCGCTGGTACGCCTGTTCGGTCAATCCCCGAAAGGCTTCTCTACTGGTGATGCAGACCTCGCCAACTATTACGACCGAGTGAGCTCATTGCAGGAGCGCCGCTTACGGCTGCCGATGCGCCGGATACTGGACATTATGCACCGCTCGGAACTCGGAAAGCCGCTGCCGGACGATTTCACGTTTGAGTTTAACCCGCTATGGCAAATGTCAGACGTTGACCGATCAACGGTGGCCGTAAACACCACCAACGCGATCAGTACCGCGCTGGGCGACGGATTGATGACGCGTAAGGCGGCGATGACCGACCTGCGCGAAAACTCTGACGTCACCGGCATCGGGGCATCCATTACCGACGAGGATATCGAGAATGCCGAAGACGAAGCGCCGCCAGGCATCGGCGAACTTGGCGACAAACCGCCAGAGTCGCCAGGCGGAGATCCGATATCGAACGAGCCTACGGCAGATAGCGCGGGCGGTCGGGGATATCGTAAATGGGCGCTACGATGGTTCAAACGATAGCGTCACCGAAATAATGGATGCGCTGGAGCGCTACAGCGAAATCATCACCCCCTGGGCGACGAAGGTAGCTGAGAACTTCACCGCAGACATAGCGCGCCAGAATGAAAAGCAGTGGCGTCAGCACAGCCGGAACATCAGTGCAGAGCTGCGCAACATGGTTGACCGCGCCCCAGTAGGTCAGGTGATGAAATCCATCGTTGCCGAGCAAATTAAGTACATTAAATCGCTCCCTCTTGAGGCCGCCGATCGGGTGTATGACATTCAGAACAAGGCCATCGAGGCTGTAGTAACTGGTGGCCGCGCTGAGCCATTCGCGAAAGAGATAGCTGCTTCCGGTGACGTGTCACGCTCACGAGCGAACCTTATCGCCCGGACTGAGCTTGGGCGCGCAACCGGTGCACTGGATCAGGCGCGTGCGCTGTCAATCGGCTCGAATGGTTATATCTGGCGTACAGCCGAAGATGGCGACGTCCGGCATTCTCATCGAGAGATGGAAGGGAAGTTTGTCGAATGGGGCCGACCTCCAACGCTTGACGGCATGACCGGTCACGCTGGCGAGCTCCCGAACTGCCGCTGTTACAAAGAAATCGTCTTCCCCAACCCTCATTCTTATCTCGCCTGAATCGCAGGTAAACCATGAAATATTTTTTCAATACCCGGCTGGGGGAAACCCGTTATCAGCTGGCTGACGGCTCGCTGCTGTGCAAAGACGTGCCGATAGGACGAACAGGTAAGCAGCTCTATGGTGCTGATGACCTGCCAAAACTGAAACCCGATAAGTTCGGTGAAATAGTCGTAACGCGCTCTCCTGAGCAGGTATTCCATCCGGCCACGCTCGCCTCATTCGAAGGGATGAGCATCACGATCCTGCATCCTGAAGATGAAAACGGAAATGTGCGGCTGGTCAACCCCGAGAACTGGAAAGAGCTTGCGGTCGGGCATCTTCAGAACGTTCGGCGCGGGACTGGTGATCAGTCTGATTTGATGCTGGCTGACCTTATCGTCAAAGACGAAAACGCCATTCAGCTTATCGAAGATGGCCTGCGTGAAGTGTCGTGCGGCTATGACGCGGAGTACGAGCAGACCGAGCCAGGTAAAGCCGAGCAGGTCGATATTACCGGAAACCATGTGGCTCTTGTCCCCAAAGGCAGAGCCGGAAATCGTTGTGCAATTGGAGACAGAGACACAATGGCAAATCAAAAGAAAAGCTGGTGGACCCGCATGCGCACGGCCATCAAAACGGGTGACGCTGACACCATGAACGAACTGCTGGACTCTGCGCCAGCGGCGGTAACGGGTGACGAAGGGGATCTGCCGAGCGGCGTTAACCTCAACATTAACCTTTCACCGCAGCAACCATTGCCGGACAAAAAGCCGGAAATGGGCGGAGAGCCAACCGGCGACGGCGAGGACGATATCAAAACCTTGCTCAAAGCCCTGCTGGCTAAGCTTGAAGGAACTGCGACGGGCGATAACGACAATAAGCCTGACGATAATCCGACCGGTGACGGCGAGGACGATGAAGAAGAAACCACGATTACTGGTGACGCTGCTTATCGTGCCGAAGTTATCGTCCCGGGTATCGATCTGAGCCGTAAGGTGAAACCGACCGCGTTCAAACGTGATGTGCTGTCCGCCGCTGACAAAACACTGGTTCGCCAGGTTGTCGGTGATGCAGATATCCGCAAATTGCCCAAGCAATCGGTAGATATGGCGTTTAACGCCGTGTCAGAGATTGCCAAAGGGCGAAACACCCGCAGCACCACGGGCGATGCACAACGTCCAAATATGGGCATGACCAGCATCGCTTCCCTGAACAAACAAAACGCCGACTTCTGGTCTAACCGCAAAGGATAATCCAATGACTGCATATCTGTTCCGGATGCCTGTTGGCATTGGCGGGGCTATCTCTCGCCCGCAGGACTTAACCGTCGAACCGGTGATCCTTAAATCCGCTAACGCCTTCGCTGCCTATGGTCTGGCTGGCAAATATGACGCTGACGGCTTTTTCGTGCCGCTGGCGGACGGTGACACCGCCGACAAGGTGAAGGGGATCTACGTTCGTCCGTATCCGACCACATCGCAGCCAGACATGGTTCGCCAGGTGGGGACGGATAAGAACTTCCCGGGTGACGCCATGAAGCGTGGCTACATGACCGTTAATCTCGGTTCTGATTTTGATGCCAGCACCATCAAAAAAGGCGACCCGGTATACGTTGTCGTCTCCACTGATGAATCCATCAAAGTGCCGCTGGGCGGCTTCATGTCCACGTCCGTCAGTGGCAAAAACGTGGCGCTGACCAACGCCGAATTCACAGGGGCCGGTGACGCTAACGGCAATGCAGAAATCTCCTGGAAGATTTAAGGAACAGACGAATGATTACTTTTGATCAGGCAACCGTTGATAGCTCTGGTGCCTTTCTCATCGGGGAGCTGGAGCGACTCGACCAGACGCTGAACCTGCCGCTGGTGGGTTACACCTGGACCCGCGATATTCAGCTGCGTGAAGACGTTTCTATCGCAGATGACATTTCCAGCTGGACTAACACCAGTTTTGGCGCTGCTGGTACTGGCGCAAATCCGAATGGTAAAAACTGGGTAGGCAAAGACTCCACCGCTATTGCTGGCGTGAACGTGGATATCAGCAAAGACGGCAATCCACTGAACCTCTGGGGCATGGAACTGGGCTGGACCGTTGTAGAGCTGGCAGCAGCTCAGCAGGTAGGTCGCCCGATTGATACCCAGAAGTACGACGGGATGCAGCTCAAATGGCAGATGGACAACGACGAGCAGGTTTACATCGGCGATGATGCGCTCGGCCTGAAAGGGCTGGCAAACCTTGTCGGTGTGACGCTGAACAATGCGCCGAAGACCTGGGCGAACTCCACCAACGACGAGATCCTCGATAGCGTGAACAGCATTCTGTCGAATGCCTGGGCAGCATCCGGTTATTCCATCGTGCCTTCTGATCTGCGCATTCCGCCAGAGCAGTATTCACTGCTGGCGAGCCGTAAGGTTTCCGAAGCGGGTAACCAGTCACTGCTGACCTATCTGGCCGTGAACACTATCGCTTTCCACCAGAACGGCGTTCCGCTGGAAATCAAAGCGGTCAAATGGCTGAAAGGGCGCGGAGTTGGCGGTAAAGACCGTATGATCGCCTACACCAACGACAAGAAATACGTGCGCTATCCGCTGGTGCCGTTGCAGAGCGTTCCTGTCCAGTATCGCGGTCTGTACCAGATTGCGACCTACTACGGCAAGCTCGGTGCGGTTGAGCCAGTGTACAAAGAAACCCTGTCCTACGTGGACGGTATCTGATAACCAGAACGGCCCCGAAAGGGGCCAGAAGGGAACTGAAAATGGCGAAAGAAAAGCTGGTTACCATCCATGTTCACACCCCGTTTACGCTGACGCTCGGCGATCAGTCAAAAAGGGAGTTTGGCCGGGGACGGCATAACGTACCGGAAGAGGTCGCGTCGCACTGGTTCACCCTGGCGCACTCCGAGCTTTCCGAAAGCGTGATTAGCGACACCAATGATCTGCAACCCGTTATCGACAGCCTGCAAGCGCAGATTGCCGACAAAGATAAGCAGATTGTCGATAAAGATCAGCTGATTGCCGACCTGAAAGAAGCGCTGCTCAAGCTGCAAGAGCAGAACGACAGCCTGCAAGCGCAGATTGCTGCCGCCCAGACTGGCGGTAATGGGGCGAAAGATGCCAAAGAATCAAAGCCTGCCAACAGTAAGTGATTTTCGCCGCGACTTCCCGCAGTTTGCTGACCCTGCCAAATATCCAGAAGCACAAATCCAGTTTCGTCTGAATCTGGCCGATGTGCTGCTGAGCGAAAACGCCACCGGCAAAGAGTTGTTTCCGTATTTTGCCGAGTTGTTCGTGGCTCACTACATGACGCTATGGGCGGCAGATAGCCGGGCAATGCTCGTCGGCGGCCCGGGTGGCTCAACCAATGGTGTTCAGTCCTCCAAGTCCGTTGACAAGGTAAGCGTCAGCTATGACACCAGCGCGACGCTAAACCCTGACGCAGGCTTCTGGAATAACACCCGATATGGCGCTGAATTTTATCAGCTGATCACGATGTTCGGTGCGGGCGGTCGCCAGCTATGAGTTTCAAAAGCGGTGTAACAACGAGGGTGGATAACGCTCAGGCCATTCTGGATGCGCTCAGGTCGCTAACCAAAAAGGATGTGCTGGTCGGCATCCCTTCGGAAGACAGCGAGCGTGAAGATGTTCCGTTTGGTAATGCGGGGATCGGCTACGTCAATGAATACGGCTCACCGGCGCAAAATATCCCCCCACGCCCGCACCTGATCCCCGGCGTTAAATCGGTAGAGGAACAGACAGTGCCGCAGCTTAAAGCAGCGGCGCAGGCTGCGCTTGATGGTAATGCGGCGGGTGCAGAAAGAGCGCTAAACCGCGCCGGAACGCTGGCCGCGAATGGCGTCAGGCGTTACATGACTATTACCGGCTTTACACCGCTTGCTGATAGCACCGTTGAAGCCCGCGCGCGTCGAGGTCGCAAAGGGGCGAAAGCTGAGTTAGCACGCAGATCGGCAGACGGAAAGCTTAATGCTATCAACCCAGATTCTGGTCAATTGATAAGCAATGAGAATGTAAGGCCGTTGATTGATACCGGACAATACCGCAGAGCCATTACCCATGTTGTGAGGGATAAAGATGCCGACTCTTGATGTAACAGACGTGCTTTTTGACCCCGATTTTTGCGACTTCAACCTGTGGGTAACGCGTCGCGCGCAAACGGTGGACGAGGACGGGATCGGCAGCGACAGCGAAGTTAAAACGCAGTTTGCCGGGGTTGTTACTGTTGACCGCTCCCTGGAAAACCGCCGTATGCAGTCCGGGCAAGTAATCAGTGGCGCGATTCTCATCGTGACAACTGAGCGGCTGACGCAGGGGCAGACTGGCCGTGATGCCGATATCGTGACGTATCAGAACCGTGATTATCGTGTGACATTCGTCGACCCGTACACGGCTTACGGTGCTGGCTTTGTCCAGGCGCATTGTGAATTACTGCCGTTTGATGGGGGAACTCCCGTTGAGCAATAACACCAGCACAGAGCGCGGCTGGCTGACACCCACCAGCGGCGATCCTGATTATGACGAAGCGCTCGACAGGCTGCTAAGCCGATGGATGCGCAATGTTTCCGGCTTGCCTGCGGGGATGGTTCGCCCGCGCTGGCAGAAAGAACAGCCATCACTACCGTCAGTTGAAACGAACTGGTGTGCGTTCGGCGTTACCGGGTGGCCCATTGATAACAGTCCTGCATTCACCAATCAGACCGACGAGGGCGCTCAGCTCTGGCGGCATGAAACGTTCGAGTGCATGGCGTCGTTCTATGGCCCGGCTGGTATGTCTTATGCGTCCCGTTTTCGCGATGGCATATCTGTCCCGCAAAACAATGCTGAGCTGAACGCGCTTGGTTTGTCTCTGGGCGACTATACCGGTCTGACCCCTTTCCCCGAACTTATCAACCAGCAATGGGTTCGCCGCTACGACATGACGGTGCGCCTGCGCCGGAAGGTCGTGCGCGAGTACGGCATTAAATCGCTGGTGGAAGCGCCAGTCACCTTTTTTGGAGAATAAACTATGACGCAGGGCTTACCTGTATCCAACGTTGTAAACGTTGATGTGATCATCTCGCCGAAAGCGGCTACTGGTCGTAACTTCGGCGCACTGCTGATCCTCGGTTCTTCCACTGTCATTCCGGTGCAGGAGCGCGTTCGCCTTTATGCGTCCGTTGATGACATTGGCGAGGACTTCGGAGTCGACAGCCCGGAATATGAAGCGGCGCAGGTTTTCTTCAGCCAGTCGCCGAAGCCGACGCAGGTTTATGTTGGCCGCTGGGCGAAGACGCTGACCTCTTCCGAAGGTGGAAGCGTGGAAACCATCGTGCAAGCTGTTAATGCCTGCCTGCAGTATACCAACTGGTATGGGCTGGTTGTCGCTGATGATGTTGCTGATGGCGATGATGTGCTTGATGCTGACGACGTGATTGAGGTTGCTAAACTCATCGAAGCGTCCAGCCTGAGCCGCATTTTCGGGGTAACGTCAGCCGACGCTGAGATCATCAGCACGACTTCGACGACCGATGTTGCGTCTAAATTAAAGGCCGGTAAGTATTCCCGTACCTTTATTCAATATTCCACCAGCAGCCCTTATGCGGCGGTTTCAGCTTTCGGTCGCGCGTTTACTGTCAATTTCAACGGCAGCAATACCACCATTACCCTGAAATTCAAACAGGAACCGAGCGTAACCTACGAAACGCTGACGGTAGGACAGGCGGCGGCTGTGGATGCGAAGAATGCGAACGTGTTCGTGTACTACGCCAACGACACGGCGATCCTGCAACAGGGTGTCATGGCGAACGGTGACTTCTTCGACGAGCGCCACGGGCTCGACTGGTTGCAGAACTACGTTCAGACCAACCTCTATAACCTGCTTTACACCAGCACCACCAAAATTCCGCAGACTGATGCCGGTGTGACCCGTCTGCTTTCCAACGTTGAACAGTCCATGGATCAGTCCGTCACGAACGGTCTGGTAGCGGCTGGCGTGTGGAATGGTGGCCCTATCGGACAGCTGAATTCCGGCGATACGCTGACCAAAGGCTATTACGTGTATGCGCAACCGCTGTCCGAACAGGCGCAGGCCGACCGCGAAGCGCGCAAAGCACCGTTAATTCAGGTGGCCTGTAAGCTGGCTGGCGCAGTTCATTATGCCGATGTTCAGATCAACGTGGTTCGCTAAGGAGCGATAAATGGCAACTTATTCTTTTCTCGATGTAACCGCGTCGCTCACCGGGCCGACCGGCGTTATCGATCTTGGTCAGGGTTCTGCGAACTCTGAGGAAGGTATCACCCAGACCATGGGCGGCAACAAGAACACCATGACCATCGGTGCCGATGGCGAAGTGATGCACAGCCTGCACGCCGATAAGTCAGGCACCATTACGGTGACGCTGCTGAAAACCTCCCCGGTGAACAAGAAGCTGTCTCTGGCGTATAACGCGCAAAGCCAGTCCTCTGCCACCTGGGGAAATAACGTGATCGTCATTCGCAACACGGCATCGGGTGATATTTCTACTGCGCGTTCGTGTGCATTCCAGAAACAGCCTGATTTCAATAACGCCAAAGAGGGCGGAACCGTAGCCTGGGTATTCGATTGCGGCAAGATTGACCAGCTGCTCGGGGAGTTTTAACGCATGGAATTCGAAATTAAAGGCGTGAAATATCGCACCGCAAAGCTCAGCGTTTTCGAACAGCTGAAGGTGTCCCGAAAGCTGTTGCCGGTGCTGGCCGGGATGGTTTCTGACTTCCGGAGCATTCAGGAGAAGATCAGCAGCAAAGACACCGAAGGCGCGATGGCTACCATCCTGCCAAAGATTGCCAATGCTGTGTCCGATCTGAGTGATGGCGACGTGGACGCTATCCTGTTCCCCTGTCTTTCCGTTGTTTCACGCGAGCACATGAAAGGCTGGGTGCCGGTCTGCCAGCATGGCGAAATGGCGTTTGACGATATCGACCTGCTTACCATGCTGCAACTGGTGGCGCGGGTGGTCGCCGACTCGCTGGGAAATTTTTTGCAAGGACTCCCTACCAGCGAGACGCCCACCCCGCTAGCGGAATAACCTTCAACAGCCTGCCGGGCGGTGAAGATTTTATTCTTCGCCCGGCGCTTGCCTTCCATATTGACCAGAAAGACCTTAACAGCGGTGCGGTAGACCTTTGCCGCATCGCGCTTCTCAATGACTACCTCGACATGCGCGAGGATAACGACGCCCGGGTAGATAAATGGAGAGCGGCCAATGAGCGGTAACGCAGATACGATTAAAGATTTCCTTGTTTCGCTGGGATTCGATATCGATCAGGCTGGCGCTAATAAGTTTGAAGCCGTGCTGAAAGGCGTTACAGCTAACGTTCTGAAGGTCGGCGCGGTGGTGGAAGGCGCAGCGCTGAGCATTGTCGGATTTACCACTCAGATCGCGAACGGTCTGGATAAAATTTACTGGGCATCCCAGCGGACGGGGGCCAGTGTCCAGGGCATCAAAGCGCTGGGATACGCCGCATCGCAAACCGGTGCCAGCGCCGAGTCGGCTATGTCCTCCCTCGAAGGGCTGGCCGGTTTCATGCGTAGCAATCCGGGCGCGGAAGGCTTCCTGAACCGCCTGGGCGTCCAGACTCGCGATGCCAGCGGAAAGATGCGTGATACTGCGGCCATCTTTACTGGCGTTGGGCAAAAGCTCAACAACATGCCGTATTACCGCGCGAAACAATACGCGCAGATGCTTGGCATCGATGAAAACACGCTGATGGCGATGCGGCGCGGCATGAATGGCTTTACCGCCGATTACCAGTCGATGCTGCAAAAGACAGGGTTCAACGCTGATAAAGCGGCTGTTCAGTCCAACAAATTCATGACGTCCATGCGCGGGCTTACGTCGCTGTTCGGCATCATGCGGGACAAGATCGGCTCAAACCTCGCTGGTGGCCTGGCTGGTTCGCTGGACAGCCTGCGGCGGCGCATCCTCGACAATTTCCCGAAGATTGAAGAGACGCTGACCAGAGTTATTAAAGGCGTGATCTGGCTTGCGAACGCATTCACGAGAATGGCGTGGCGGCTGATACAGGGCGCTGGCTCTGTCATCGACTGGTGGAAGCGTCTTGACGATGGCAGTAAAAATCTGCTGAAAATATTCGGTGCTCTACTTGTCGCATGGCGTCTGCTTAATTCTGCGTTCCTGAAATCCCCGATTGGAATTATCACCACGCTGATTCTGGCGATCGGATTACTCTATGACGATTATCAGACGTGGAAAGAAGGCGGTAAAAGCCTGATTGACTGGTCCAAGTGGGAGCCTGCAATAGAAAAGGCGAAAAAGGCAATTCTCTGGCTGCGCGATAAGCTTCTGGGGCTGAAAGATTCTGTTGGTGGATGGCAGAACTCGCTGGAAATTTTGGCTACTTTCATCGCTGGGGTATGGGTAACAAAAGTATTGGGAGCATTCGCAAAAATATCCGGTCTTCCGATACCTCCATGGCTTAAATTATGGGGAGCGTATGCTGGTTACCTGGTTTCAGATCGTGAAAACATAAAAGCCAGTGCTAAATCATCTTTGGACTATACCAAAAGGAACATTGGTGATGCTCTTGCTACGGTTGGCATCAAAACCGACCTTGGGCGAAAAGATGTTAGCGAGGTAAGAGAATGGCCCGCATGGATGGATTGGCTGCATGGTGGCCCAGGTAAGATTATTCGTCAGGCGCAAAGCAATGGCGTCGTTTATGGCGATAATGTTCAGCCTGACATTCCCGGGGCGGAACAGCATGTTCGTAGTAATGAAATTGCCCCGCATGAAAGAGATGAAATAAAAAACCGTCAGCAGGCTGCTAATGGTTATCTTGAAAAAATCTCAGACGGGATTGCCAAAATCGGTAATTTATTTTTCTCCCCGGCTGGAGCTGCTGAAATCTCTCCAAATATATCGGGTGACCCCTCCCAGTTTGCGCAATCAGTCAAACGTCCACAGGCCACAGCCCAGGGCAAAGTATTGCTCGACTGGATGGGGCCAATGTTCAATAAACTTGAGTCGCTTTATCAACTTCCAGCTGGTCTATTGAAAAGTGTGGCGATAACCGAGTCAGGTGGTAACCAGTTCGCCATGTCCGGCGCAGGCGCGAAAGGTCTGTTTCAGTTTATGGATGGTACGGCGCGCGACATGGGCCTTCGCGGAAACGATGTATTCGACCCGCAAAAGTCAGCTCAGGCCGCAGCTAAGTACCTCAGCCAGCTGTTGCGGCAGAACGGCGGAGACCTTAGCAAAGCACTGGCATCATATAACTGGGGGATCGGGAATGTTAAGCGCTATGGCATGGGGTTAATGCCGCAGGAAACGCGTAACTACATTCCGAAAGTAATGAGCAACATGCCCACCAGCGCCCCGGTGATTCAGCAGGAAACGAATATTAACATCCACGGCGTTTCCGATCCGCGCGAGGCTGCCCGTTTGACTGTTGATCGTCAAAAGGGCGTGAATTCACAGTTAACCCAGCAACTCCCCGCAGGACCGAGATAATGGATATTTTATCAGCGATTTTTCGCCAGCAATCCCGGCGAATTGGAATATTAATCCCCAGCGTGGTTGTTTCTGAAAAGCATTCTGATGCGCTCGAAATTACTGAGCACCCGGTGGAGAAGCCAACAACGAATAGCGCTTCGGGCTTCATCGCCGATCATGCGTATAAGCGCCCAAGCGAAGTCACGATGGAATGCGGCTTCGCTGGTGGCGGTTCATTGCTGGACTTCATTGATACATCGTCAATCGGCCTCAGCGCCGGACTTAGCCCGAAAGAGACATACCAAAAGCTGCTGGATATGCAGCTTGAGCGCGTACCGTTCGATGTGGTTACCGGGAAGAGGGTGTACACCAATATGCTGGTGCGTGCCATTGAGGTGACGACCGATAAAACCAGCGAGAACGTGCTGAACTGCACGCTTACCCTGCGTGAAGTGATCATGTCGCAGACATTTAAAAAGCAGGTCGCAGATAAGTCGGATATGCAGGATGGTGTCAGTACGTCAGCAGTGCAGAATTCCGGGACGAAATCGGTTACATCGGTGAATGATTCGCTCTTGGGGCAGGTCACGGGTGCGAGTAAGGTTGGCGGACGTTATCAGTTACCTTTCTAATGAGGTTTATATGCAGTTTAACGAAATACCGCTTTCTCCTGACAATCAGCAGTTCCGCGTTTTGCTGGGCAATACCACCTATACGCTCAGGATCATCTGGCGCGATGCGGCTGGCTGGATCATGGACGTGATGGATAGCGGCGGTGCTGCGCTTCTTTCTGGCGTACCTCTACTGACCGGCGTGAACCTTTTACGACAATTTCCACAGCTTGGCATTGATGGTGCGCTGGTGGTGGCTACCGATAAGGGGGCACCAGACGAACCCACCAAAACCAACCTCGGCACATACAGCCACCTTATTTTCGTACAGGAGTAGAAATGTCTCTTAACTGGATGCGCCATTTTGAGCTGCAACTGTTGGACCAGAACGGGCAGGGCGTTTCCCTGTCTGACTTTAAGGTCACGTTCCAGATCGAGTGGGCAGACACACGCTGGCCGCGCGTGGCGAACGTGAAAATTTACAACCTTTCGACCGATACCACGAACAAGATACTGGGGCAGGAGTTTGCAAAAATTCGCATCATTGCCGGGTATGACGGTATTGCGCCGGATGTTGATGCGAGCCAGGTTGGTGTCGCCCGGGAGATTTCACCAGACCAGGTAGGGCAGGTGAACGGTCAGAACTACGGCCTGATATTTGACGGTGATATTCGCTTCACCGTCACCGGGAAGGACAACATTACGGATTCCTGGGTGCTGATTCAGGCCATCAGTAACCACGAAGCGTTCCTCTACGCGACTACCATCACCACGCTTGCCGCTGGCTATACCGTTGCGGATCTGCACCGGGCGACGATGCAGGATTTCAACGCGTTCGGCGTGACGCAGGGCATTACCGGCGACTTTCCTGATACTGTGTTTCCTCGTGGCCGCGCGATTTACTCATCCACCCGTAACGTGATGGACAATATTGCTGCGCAGTGCAAAGCGACATGGCAGTTAGTGGATGGGCAGGTGCAGATGGTGCCGGAGGATAAATACATTCACGAAGCCATCGTGCTGAATGCCGATACTGGCCTGATCGGTATGCCGCAACAAACGATGGGCGGCGGAGTAAACGTGCGGTGCCTGATAAACCCAAACATCCGTATTAATGGTCTTATCCAGCTCGATCAGGCTTCGGTGTACCGCGCCGCGCTCGGCAATAGCGAAATCGCACAGTCGCCCGGGCGTATCACCGAAACAGAAGAGAACGGCAACCGTGTGCTGACCGGCACGACGTCACAGGCTGCCAGCATTGCGACGGATGGCGTTTATATCGTCAAAGCTATCGACTATACTGGCGACACCAGAGGTCAGGCGTGGTACATGGATTTGATGTGTTTTGCGCGTGGCAGCCGCGATTTGCAGAGTAACGCATCACTTAACCGGACGTTTTAAAAAATGAAAAAACTCATCCTGATGATTGCTTGCAGCTCTTTTGTCTTGGCGGGCGTGGCTCATGCTGATTCCCAGTGTGGGCCTTTCCACTTGGGCACGAGCCCGACAAATGATGGATGGGCACGCATTAACGGTGCGAAGCCTGAAAGTCAGAAGGTAACGTTCCTTAAGCAAAAAGAAGACTACGAGAACATTAAGATGGAATGGCGCATGGCTACTGACCAGCCTGGAAGATGGGTTGGTCTTGAGTACATCAAGCGCAACGGCAAAGCCATTCTCAACGCACAGTGGTTGCAAGCCAGCATGGATGCGCCGCGTCAGTATGCAACATACGACTGCGTGAAGGTGAAATGATGATCCGCATCCTTAAACATCAATAATCGTTGATCTCGCGTTTTTATTATGCACTAATCTGTACATGTACAGAGAGGGTGCCATGAAAATCATTACTTACACGCAAATGCGATCGGATTTATCTGCAACGCTGGACTGTTTACGCTCTGGTGAAAGCGTCACAGTTACGCAGCGCGGAAAGCCCGACCTTGTCATCAGTGCAAAATCAGTTGATGAAATCGCTTCCGCAGATGAGGTAAAAACATCTGCGAAAACAATAGACACGCATCTTGCGCAATTAATTGCATCGAATTTGTCACCACAGATAACGGAGGGTGTCATGAAGCTTACTAAGCAATTGGATGCCCTTCTTCAGTCTGATGAGGCTCGCCAGACTATGATGAAGGCCACTAATGCAGCAGTTGCTTTGCAGGGCGTGTCTGAGTCATTTATCAAAGCTCTGCAACATACTCAGACCAAGCATGCGGACATCATAAAAAAACTGGAAGATAAGTAATGACTGAGATTACATTCCTTTCGGTAGATGAGGTCATCGCTATTCAGAAGAGCACATTGCCAAATAGCGGACAACCAGACCGGGGAAAACTCGAAGGTGCCCTCAATCGCGTCGATAACTTACGCATGTATGAAGGATGTGAGGATTTATTTAAATTTGCAGCTATGTACATGGTTGCGATAGCGAAGTCTCACGCTTTTAATGACGCCAATAAGCGAACGGCTTTCCAGGCCGCCAGCGTGTTTTTGCTTTTGAATGGCTATGAACTGAATACCTCAATGGAGTTAGTCAAGCTGACCATCTTTGCTGCTACGGGAGAGGCCGACTGCGATAACACTGCTTTGGCGCTTAAACTTTTGTCAGATTATAAGAATGAGCTGCTGGCAGATACGATAACTGGCTACTGATAGCAAAAAGTAAATTGTACACAACCCGCCGCCGAGCGGGTTTTTTTATGGAGTTTTTATGCCAATTCCAACTCAATCACAGATCGGCGGCGAGCAGCAGACCGCGCAGGCCATAGCCGATTCGGTGTCTACCCAGATGCGCGTAGCGATGCCAGGCATCATTCAGTCGTTCGATCCTGACGCTGTAACCTGCACAGTAGAAGTGGCGCTTCGCGGTATTGTTGGCGACGGCTCCACCGAATTAAAACCGCTGGTGGATGTTCCTGTCATCTTCCCGCGCGGCGGCGGCTGCACGCTGACCTTTCCGGTTAAAGAAGGCGACGAGTGCCTGCTGCTCTTTGCCGACCGTTGCATCGATTTCTGGTGGCAGAGCGGCGGCGTGCAGGAGACCGTCGACCCGCGCCAGCATGACTTATCTGATGCGTTCGCCATCGTTGGCCCACAGTCGCAAGCACGGAAAATCAGCGGTATCAGTACCAGCGCCGCGCAGCTGCGAACCGATGATGGTGCGGCGTTTGTAGAAGTCGCCGCAGGACATAACATCACCATTAAAACACCGGGCCAGCTTACAGCTACGGCTGAAGGTGGAACGACAATCACATCCCCGACTATCACGCTGAACGGCAACGTAACGATTAATGGCAACTTGTCTCAGGGAATGGGCGAAAGCGGCGGTACTGCGACGATGCTTGGGCCGGTGACGGTAACGAATGACGTAACAGCTTCTGGTATCAGTGTCGCCACGCATAAACATGGCGGAGTACAGACTGGCGGGGGAACTACCGGAGGGCCGCAATAATGCGATACCGTCGCGAAGATACTGAAGGCGATTACACTTTCGGCCAGGGTGACGATACTTTCCTTATCGACAGTCCGGAATGTGTCGCCCAGGCCGTAAAAACCCGTTTCGAGCTGTGGCGCGGTCAGTGGTTTCTCGATCTGACGGAAGGCACGCCGTATGTTCAGTCAGTGCTTGGGAAGCAGCGATCAGATGTCTACATCCTGGCTATACGCGAACGCATACAGGATACACCGGGCGTTCTGTCGATTCTTTCCTTCGATACCAATTATGACGGCACCAGCCGACGCGTCACTTTCACTTCCTCCATTGACACAATCTACGGCCAGACGACTGTAAAAAGCGAGGCATAAATGGCTTTGAACCTCGACACGCTGGGGCTATCGGCAACGGTAACCGCCCAGGGGATTAGTGCGCCTGATTACCAGACAATCCTAGATACACTGACCAGCTATTTCAGGCAGATTTACGGTAGTGATGCCTACCTCGAACCAGACAGCAAAGACGGGCAGATGGTCGCGCTGGTGGCTCTTGCCGTGCATGACGCTAACAACACCGCTATCGGGATCTACAACTCTTTTTCACCGACGACAGCGCAGGCCGCAGCGCTTAGCAGCAATGTGAAAATTAACGGGATCACGCGAAAAGTAGCGACAAACTCTACTGCTGACCTTCTGTTAACCGGTACGGCAGGCACGACTATCACGAATGGCTCCGCACGGGATAAAAACGGCATTATCTGGAATTTTCCCGCAAGTGTAGCGATCGGCGTTGATGGTACTGTGCTGGTGACGGCCACATGTGCGAATAGCGGTTCGGTTGCTGCGATGGCCGGGACTATCACCACCATTAATACACCGACTCGCGGCTGGGTGTCGGTAACCAACCCGGCTGCGGCTACTGTCGGATCACCAGCTGAAACCGACGCAGAGCTGCGCATTCGGCAGGGGCAAAGCGTCGCGCTACCATCGATCACACCGTTTGAAGGTGTCGACGGTGCAATAGCTAACGTTGCTGGCGTGACACGTCACAAGTTGTATGAGAACGACACAGGAACAACAGACAGCAACGGGCTGCCGCCGCACTCAATTTCCGCCATCGTCGATGGTGGGGATGTTACCGAAATAGCCCAGACCATCAGGGGGAATAAAGGACAGGGAACGGCAACCTACGGGACAACTTCTGTCACGGTGCCGGATACTTATGGTAATCCTCACGTCATCAGTTTTTCGCGCTCTACCGACGTACCGATTTTCGTAGCCATTACCCTGAAAGTTTTTACCGGGTATACCTCTCAAATCGGCGAGCAGATCAAACAGGCTGTTGCCGACTATATTAATGGCCTGACAATTGGCGACGACGTTCTGCTGAGCCGTATTTATTCCCCGGCAAACCTCGGCGTTGTGAGCGGCGGGAATGCCCGCTATTACGATATTACCGACCTGCTGATCGGTAAGTCGTCTGGCAGCGTATCGGCATCAAACATTGATATTGCCTATGATGCTTCAGCGTTCTGTAGCACCGCGAATATCAGTATCACGGTGACCTCATGAGCAAATACACCGAACTGATCACTAACTACCACGCTACCAAGCCACTCTTTTTTGACCATATAGATCTGAGCACCCGCCCGCTGATTGATGTGTCCAGCACTATGTCAGGGCTTATAACAGCCTTCGATATCGATACTGCTGTCGGTGTACAGCTCGACATCCTCGGTCTGTGGATCGGACGCAGTCGCATAGTCAGCCAGCCAATTAGCGGAGTTTATTTCAGCTGGGACACTGACGGGCTTGGGTATGACCAGGGCATCTGGCAAGGGCCATATGATCCTGATTCTGGCTATACGACGCTAAGCGATGAGACGTACCGCATCATTCTGAAAGCGAAAATCGCTATCAACAACTGGGACGGTCGGAACGACTCTCTGCCTCCCATCCTTGACGCTGCTACCGCAGGCTCAGGCCTGAGGATGCAGATCGTCGACAACCAGGACATGACGATTTCGGTCTGGGTTTTCCCTGAAACTGATATTTCTGATGTGTCTCTCGAACTGATCGCCGCTATCAAACATGGCTATCTCACCGTTAAATCAGCTGGCGTATGGGCCGGTGATGTTGAAACGCCTTCGGTAGAAACACCGTCAGAAGGCTCTAAATTCTTTGGGTTTGATATGGATAACGAATACATCGGCGGGTTCGATGTTGGAGCATGGGGGACAATACTCTAATGGCAATAAACAACTTTAAACCTTTCGCGCTTGATCCGAACGCTAACGTCACCTCACAAGCTGACTGGGAAGCACTTCCGGCTCTGCTTTCAGGGTTTACGGCAGGTAAAGCATCCAGCGCACAGGTCAACAAAGCTATTCGGCAAGCCAGCTTTATCGCGGCAGCGTTGGCGCAGTACACCGCCAACAAAAGCAGGCTGGATGTGCTTGATGATGGAGACCTGAACGGGTTTATATCCAAAATGGGGACCGCTTTCGGGAAAGATTTCCAGGCGCTTGACGCCACGCTGACGGCATTGGCTGGTCTAGCAACTGGTGCAAATAAACTCCCGTATTTCACTGGAACTGATAAAGCAGCTCAGACTGATTTAACTTCTGTTGGCCGTGACATTATTGGGAAAAATACTATTGCTGACATTCTCACATACCTTGGTTTGGGAGAAGCGGCGAAAAGGAATGTGGGGACTGGGGCGAATCAGATACCTGATATGTCATCATATGCATCAGGTTCAGGCTGGCGAAAAATGCCAGATGGTTCAATTGAACAGTGGGGACGAATTAATTTCCCGACTAACGCCGCGGCGGTATCTACAAATGTGACTTTCCCCATTCCTTTTACGCAGGAGCCAGACGTAGTGATTGTATATGACGGCGGTTTTGGTGGTGGGAATATGTGGGGCGCAACTAACTGGACGAAAACAGGTTTCGTTGCTCATTGTAACTATGGCTTTGAAGGTGGAGCCTTCTACGCGAAAGGGCGTTAATTATGAAATATTTGTATGTTGATAATCTGGCGTACCCTTATGCCCTCCAGTCTGTTTACGCTGCAAAAGGCCAATGGCCCGAAGGTAAAGGCGTGGATATAGACGAAGCTATTTTCAGGGAATATTTCCATGATACGCCGCCTGACGGTAAGTACAGAATTACCGGAGACGATGGAATGCCAGCATGGGCAGATGTTCCACCGCCAACACGTGAAGAACAAATTGCATCAGCCGAAACTAAAAAGCAGCAATTGATTAATCAGGCCAACGATTATATGAACAGTAGACAATGGGTTGGTAAAGCGGCTATTGGTCGTCTGAAAGGTGAGGAACTGGCGCAATATAATTTGTGGCTGGATTATCTGGACGCACTGGAGCTGGTCGATACTTCCAGTGCACCAGATATTGAATGGCCGGAAGAACCAGACACAATGTAA